AAGAAGGTGAGCGTTGGCACTACATTCAGACGTTGGCTGGTGACCAAACTGATGGATATAGCGGTGTTCCTGGATTCGGGATCAAACGCTCAGAAGCCTTCTTTGAAGAGAACGGCTACTCCTGGAAGTCGGTCGTCAAGGCGTTCGAGTCAAAAGGACTTGATGAATCAGTTGCACTCCAGAATGCAAGACTCGCCAAGATTCTACAGCATACCGATTATGACTTCGATTCCCAGTCCGTCAAACTTTGGACCCCCACCGCCGATCACTGACTGTACTCTTGAACAAGAGTTTAAACTACGTCAAATTGAAGATGCTCTCAACAAAGATGAGACGCGCAAAGAGGACATTATTACTGTTTTCATGGCTCTCCAGAAGCAGAATTTTGTCCTCTCCAATTCACTCTCTAACCTCCTAAAAAATTGGCCCCGACCAACTCAACTGGACCCAGCTACTATCGACGAGGTTCTATCCAGGTTTGGGATTTCATCCGAGACCAAGGACTGAGTTTCCACCTGGGTAACTCCATTAAATACATCTGCCGTGCTGGTTACAAAGATGACCGCATTGCAGATCTACGCAAAGCTATCCATTACCTACAGAACGAACTAGAAAATGAAATCCTTGATGAATCAAGCTCAGGAGTTTCGCCTTGGCTACCAAGTGAAGAACGATACTGGGCCAGCTTCACGGGCGATGCAGAAGCGTTTGATCGTTGAGGAGTTCAAAGAGTTCCTTGAGGCTGAACAGCAGCTGCTGTACGGCTATACACGTAACGCTGAGGATTGTCTCAAAGAACTTGCAGACCTTGTTTATGTCTGCTATCAATATGCTGCTAATCTGGATTGGAATCTGGATGAAGCAATGGACCGTGTACACCAGAGCAACATGAGTAAGCTTGGTGAAGACGGTAAACCCATCCGCCGTGAAGACGGCAAGGTTCTCAAAGGACCAAACTATCAACCTCCTACTCTTACTGATCTCGTTTAATAATGTCCGCCACTACCAAAGAACTTGTCGCTCGTACTGGGCGCGTACAGTCATGGATTGACGACCCCACCTCCCGCCTTCCCGTTTCCTGCACTGTCTTTGTGGTGGAGGATTCTATGGAAGGACCAAATGGAATTGAAGCCTCTTGGAGATTCGTCTCACATGCCCTTCGATTTGGAGCAGGAGTTGCAGTCCATCTATCAAAGCTCCGACCCAAAGGAAGTGAAAACGGCAAAGGTCTTACAGCTTCTGGACCTGTATCATTCGCACAAATCTACAGCACCCTAAACCAAACCCTGCGACGGGGCGGACATTATAAGAATGGCGCTGTTGTGTGCCACCTTGACCTCTGCCATCCTGATGTGCTGGAGTTTATTCAAGCACCCCGCGCTGAGCTGCCTTGGGTCAAGCGGTGTGTTAACATCAATGACTACTGGTGGGAAGAGGCTACACCTAACGTCCGCCAGGCACTGCTCCAAGGTATCCGCCAAGGTGACATTTGGCTAAACAAAACTAAAGTTGATGCATATGGAAAACGAATCCGTGGTAACGTCTGCCTTGAGGTTTACTTGCCGTCACGAGGAACTTGCTTGTTGCAGCATGTCAATCTCGCTGCCTGTAACGTCGAAGACCTCGCACCGGCTTTCGTTGCAGGTATGTCCGAGTTGTGCAGTCTCCATAGCCGGACAGGCGTTGGAGAGTCTGGAGAGTACTTGCCACCCGAGACAGACCGACAAGTCGGACTGGGGATGCTCGGACTTGCCAACCTCCTTCGAAGGTACAACGTAAGTTACAAAGAGTTTGGTGAAGCTCTTGCTATCGTCAACAGTGGTGACGCTATCAGCACATTCACACCTGGCATTAGTCTTGCCCTGGAATTTAAGAGTGGTATTGCACAAGCTGCGTCGATTGCACGAGTTAACAACATGGATCGTGCCTTCGCTATTGCTCCTACTGCTTCATGCAGCTATCGGTACAAAGACCCCGATGGTTACACCGCCACACCAGAGATTGCACCTCCCATTGCCCGTCAAGTAGACCGTGATAGCGGTACCTTTGGCGTCCAGAGCTACGATTACGGTCAAGTTGAGATCGCATCGGAAGTTGGTTGGGATGCATATATGAGTGTTGCTAACGGCATCATGAAGATGCTAGACAACACGGGACTTCTTCACGGTTATAGCTTCAATAGTTGGTCTGATGTGATCACCTATGATGAAGCGTTTATCGAAGAGTGGCTGGCATCTGACCAGACCTCCCTTTATTATTCGCTTCAGGTAATGGGTGACACGCAAGATAAGACCAGTGCATACGCTGCATTGGATGAGTCAGAAGTGGACGATTACCTGGAGTCACTCCTTAATGATCCTGCTCCTGATTGTAATTGCGGCGAATGAACCCTTATCAAAAACTACTCTCACGTAAACGTACTTGGACACCAGTCCAAACTACTGCTGGTAAACTTGTCGAAGGTGCGGAAGAAACTATCTACCGTGCCTTGGCAATCCGCCACATGGAACTACCAGTCGGTGATTTTATTACTGATGCCTTGAAGAATGAAGTTCCACATTCATCACGAGAACTACTCTTATCCAACGTTAAGGATGAGGAAAACCACGACCTTGCTTTGGGTTACATCGCCAATGCTATCGGCGTGGATCAGGAAGCTGAGAAGGAAGCGATCCGGTTGCGTGATGCATGGATTGCACATCCTGATCACACGATCCTCAAGGCACTTGTTGCCGAACGTGCGATCTTTTTCGTCTTGCTTCCCTTTTTCCGTTTCAATGGTGACGCTGGACTACGAACAGTCTCAGCAGACATCTCGCGGGATGAGCAAGTCCACGTATCAGCGAACTCGTTGATCTGCCGTGAACTTGGTCTTGAGGTTTCTCCTTCTTTGGATAAGCTCCGGAAGGCAACCATTAATTGGGTAATGCAACCTCTCAAGGCAAACAACCCCAATAAATATCTGAACAAAAAATTTTGGCTGGATAGCAGTGATCGCCTAATGTACGAAGGTAAAGCACCTGAGCTTGTAGAAACTAAGCGAGCACGTATGCCAGCGTTCTTTGAACATGCAAACCAGAACTTACCACAGTATGCCTGAATTTGGTCTTACTGTAAGGCGTCTTCTAGAAGAACTAGAAGATGTTTATCCACCCGTTAACCCCTCTCCTGACACACCGCTAAACCAGATCATGTATCGTGCTGGTCAACGCAGTGTGTTGGAGTGGATCGAAAACAGACTTGATGAGGAATCTTAATCATGGGCGCACAACGCCGACAACATCATAGACGCGAAGAAGCAAAACGTCAGGCTGGCATTGATAATACCGCTATGCGGATCGCTCAAGAGGCTGCTGCAGAACGTCAGCGGCAACAAATTCAAAGTATGCGAGACTTGGCTGAGTCTATGACTCCCGATTCACCACCTCGTCCTGTTCAAAGCACACTTGCTGCTAGCCGTACAGGTGTGCGTACTGCACGTTCGACTCGTGGCACTGTTCGCGGTCTTTCTAAAGGACTTGCTTCACTTCGTATCCCCCTTAACATCGGTGGTGGTGCCGGTGGTGGTCTTAACATTGGTTAATTAAATGAACGCTAAAAGCAGGTACGATCATCTATCTAGCTACCGTTCTCAATTTCTAGACACAGCGGTTGAGTGCTCAAAGCTCACCATTCCTTACCTCATCCAACGTGATGAGTTCAGAGTTACACATCAAACCCTCAAGCAACCTTGGCAATCCGTAGGTGCTAAGGGGGTAGTGACACTTGCATCCAAGTTGATGCTGTCCCTCCTACCTCCCCAAACTACGTTCTTCAAGCTGCAGGTACGTGACGACAAGCTAGGCACTGAGCTGCCTGCTGAGATCCGTTCCGAACTTGACCTGAGCTTTGCTAAGATGGAGCGTATGGTGATGGATTCGATTGCTGCTTCCAGTGATCGTGTCGTTGTTCACCAAGCTCTCAAGCATCTGGTGGTTGGTGGTAACGCGCTGATTTTTATGGGTGAGGAAGGGTTGAAACATTACCCACTGAATCGCTACGTTGTCGATAGAGATGGTAACGGTAACGTAATTGAGATCGTAACCAAAGAACTAATTAACAAACAACTTCTACCTGATGACATTCTCAAAGATCCTCCGACCGTCATGGACGAGAGTTTTGCACATGAGGATGACGTAGAAGTTTATACACATGTACGCCTAGACAACAATCGTTGGCTATGGTATCAGGAAGTCTATGGTAAAAAGATTCCTAAATCAGACAGCAAAGCTCCAAAGGATGCTAGTCCTTGGCTTGTACTGCGTTTTAATTCTGTCGATGGCGAGAACTATGGACGGGGTAGAGTTGAGGAATTCTTGGGAGATCTTAAGTCGCTTGATGCACTCGCCCAGTCCCTCGTAGAAGGCTCTGCAGCAGCCGCTAAGGTCGTCTTCGTGGTATCACCCTCAAGCACGACTAAAGCCCAAACGCTGGCGAAGGCAGGCAATGGTGCGATCGTTCAAGGTAGACCTGATGACATTGGTGTTATTCAAGTCGGTAAAACGGCAGACTTTAGCACCGCTATGACCATGATGCAACAGCTTGAGCGCCGCTTGGCTGAGGCATTCCTTATTCTTACAGTGAGACAGTCCGAACGGACTACTGCTGAAGAGGTCCGTCTTACTCAGCTTGAACTTGAACAACAGCTTGGCGGTTTGTTCTCGCTGTTGACTGTTGAGTTCCTTCTTCCTTACCTCAATCGTAAGATGCTGGTGCTGCAACGCAGTGGTCAGCTTCCACGGATCCCTAAAGATCTTGTGAATCCAACCATCGTTGCTGGTATCAACGCTTTGGGTCGTGGTCAGGATCGTGAGTCTCTCACTTCCTTTATCATGACCATTGCTCAGACGCTTGGACCTGAAGCACTGATGCAGTACATTAATACTGATGAAGTGATTAAACGTCTGGCTGCTGCACAAGGTATTGATGTTCTCAACCTTGTCAAGTCTATGGATCAGATTAACGCTGAACGAGACGAAGCAGCTCAAGCAGAAGAGGATATGATTATGGCACAACAAGCTGGTCAAATGCTCAAATCACCCCTGGCTGATCCATCCAAGAACCCAATGGCAGGTGAAACTGTCAACGCGGTAATGGGTGAGGAAGTCATTCCCCCAATGCAATAACTATGGCAGAAATTCTATCCTACGATCCTAGCTCTGATCCTGAAATTGTTGGTGCCGTTGAAGCCGATCAGGCTGAGTCACTTGCAATAGGCGAGGAAATGATCCAACAAGCCGAGCAACGGCTAGCTGGGAAGTACAAAGATGCACAAGAGCTTGAAAAAGCTTACATCGAACTTGAAAAGAAACTAGGTTCACGCGATGCAGAAGAAGAAACGTCGGAACCAGAAGCTCAAGATCAGCAAGAACCGTCTGAGTATGCTACGCAAATCGACGCCATTAGTCGGGCTGCGGAAGAGTATGAGTCGAAAGGTGAGCTGAGTTCTGAGACTCTTGCTGAGTTTGAGAAAATGTCATCGAAGGAATTGATCCAAGCATACTTCCAGTATGAACAGGGTCTTCCTGCAAACGACGCACCGCAAGGTGCAGAGCTAAGTCAATCTGACATTAATCAAATTCAAAACTCTGTGGGAGGTGAAGCCGCCTATCAACAGCTTGTTGGTTGGGCAGCACAAAACTTCTCACAATCTGAGATCCAAGCCTTTGACAATGTTGTAGACTCTGGTAATGTAGATGCTATCAACCTGGCTCTCGCTGGGTTGAAGGCACGTTACACTGATGCCAATGGCTACGAAGGAACAATGATTCAAGGTAAGGCTGCAGCTCCTGCTGACACATTCAAGAGTCAAGCAGAAGTTGTACGGGCAATGTCCGATGCTAGGTACGATCGTGACCCGGCATACCGTGACGAAATCATGCAGAAGCTC